AGAAGAAGTATGCGTTGGGTGCTTTCATGAGGGACCCTCTCAGGCTGCGCAGTAAATACAAGCGTTCCAAGTTTATCCATGACCTGGGTGGTTATGGTCCTTTCAAAGCATTGTGGGCCCGCACCTTCTGGGCCGCAACTCAGATTTTGCCAGTTTCAGCTGTGTCTGTGAAGGGCGAGGCCTTGCCTGAGAAGAAATGGGCCAATAACATGGTTCGTTCCATTATTGGCTCGCCTATTACCCAGTACATTTTGTCAACCATTTGGAATTATGGCCCCAATCACAGGTTTTCATGGGTTTCGACACCCATCAAAATTGGCATGCCACTCAATGGTTACTGGATGTCCACTATTTGGCAGCGCCACTCACGCTGTCAAATTCATGTGGAGGGTGATTTCACTGCTTTTGACAGCACAATTAGTGGGAAGGTGATTGATGTCATCAAGGCCATCCGAAAGCACGGTTTTGAGCACCACAAGGATAGAGACCGGATTGCCGACTTGATTGACATCAATTACGAGCAGGTTGTCCACCAACTGTTGAACACTACTTCCACTGGAAATGTGTACAAGAAGGGGACTGGTCTGACAACTGGCCATTCTTCTACTAGCATGGACAACTCTGTGGGTTTGGTGGTGCTTTACTTAATGGCTTGGAAAGACTTGACTGGTTTGTCATCTCGGGAGTTCATGTATTATAATGAGCTCTCATGTTTTGGCGATGACCATGTGTTGTCAATCTTAGCCGCAAAGCCTGCCGTGTGGACACCGAAAAACATTAGGTCCACAATGGCCAAGTGGGGCCTCACCAACAATTTGGAAGTGAAACAGTCACTTAATGAGGTCTCTTTCCTTTCGAAGTGGGGAAGACGTGCAACGCCTGCAGAAAGGGCAGAGCTCAAAAAGTTTGGGCTTGATGTCCCCTTTGTGGTGTGGCATGATAAGAAGAAATTAGTCGGTAAGTTGACTGCACCAGTTAAGAATGTCTCAGCCACATACAAGGCTAAGCGTTTGTTAAGCTATCTCACGTTAACTGCGCACCACCCAGATTTGTATGATGGCATATGTAAGGTTTTGGTCAAGTCACCTGCCATCATGACTCACATTAGACATAACAAGTGGCGCATTCCGTCTTACCAGACTGTGATGCGCAACTGGTATAACCCATCTCCCCCGCCTAATCAAAATGACAAACTGGTTTTGGAAGACCAAGCAGAGTTTGAAAATGTTGGGCAATTGATCGAGTATGGGG